GATTTTTATTATAGCAACGCTGCTTCATGCCGCCCCAAGCTGGATACTCAGGATAGCCACTCATTCCATGAGTAGTTGCTTTTTTATTTTTACTTATATCCCAAACACTAGGATCATAAGTCATTCCCTATCCTTCATTTCTTGAGTTGCTGCCTTCATCATAATTTGCATTTCAGTTTTAAACATATCTACTGCACCGTTCATGATAAACACGTCAGTAGATTTAATAGCTATGTGAGCTTCAGGCTCACCCTTGACAACCATCAGAATTACCATGCTTGTAACTTCATTGTCGAAATGAGCTAGCTGAGCGTGCTTTAGAACTTGGTCTATTTCAGTCATTAATCACCGAGGCTGATGGCTATTGAAATAATAGCTGTTTCAATTAAATCTAACTTATTATCCGCTGATATATTTTCTGCACCTTGTTCTAACATTACATCATCACCCATGCCATATAACAAATAACAAAGCAACAGAAAACAAATCCTGTTGCTAGTGCTAGATCAGTTTTAGTTATTTTAAAAGTTTTCATTTTCCATCCTCAGCCGCCATTCGTTCGAAAATATGCTTTACTGTAGACATATCGCTTTCCAATTCTATCGCCAACTCTCTCAGCACTTCTATTAGTAAGTTATTAGGTGCAGTAGGAGCTTTCATCTTCAACAATTCCAAATAAAAATCAGCCAACAGTTGCTTACGGTTTTTCATTTACCCCTCTTATGCAAATAGATCAATTCACAAATAGCAAACCAAGCCGTGTTGTACCACTTGCGATATGCTTCGAGCTTGGCAATTTCTCGTTGAACTTGTCTTTTGTATTTATTAGGCATTTCTAATACATCTGCCATTTCTCAACACCTTCTCCACTACAGCCACACAGCTAGGACACAGCTTAGCAGGAGGAGCTACACGCTCCACCAAACATTTAACGCAAAGCTTAGGCTTCTCACTTAGCTTTTTCTTTTTAGCAGGGTAATCGGTCATGCTAATCAATTTTCTCCCCACACTTAACACAATAAGGCACGTATCCCTTATCGGTAAACCTGATCTTCCAGCCCTTCTCACTAGCATGATTATTCAATGCTGCAAAGCTTTTTGTATTAGGGTCTAGGATAGCTCCACAGGAGCATTCATAATAGATGATGGCATTCGGATTGGTGTAAGGGTCATGTGTGGGCATTGAGTTATTGTATTCTTTTTGTTTATTTAAAAGTTCTTTGTGTGTACCATAAGCGTCGTAATCTTTTGGCTCTCCCCATTCGGGGCTTAAAATATTTCCAAAGCTATTACCCCACCCCATCACCATCCTCCTTTTAAAACTTTCCGCTAGCAAACATGCAAAGCAGCGTTGCCAATACCCCTACGCCAATTCCAACATACGTGCCATAAATAAACTGTTGATATCCATATTGAGCTATCAGTTGCTCTGGTTTAGTTTCGCACATTTAGTCCCTCCTATGGTAAAAATTTAAAACATAAAGCAGCTACGCCAGCACCTATCAGCAGCCAACCTGTCTTATCCTTAGGCCACAATGCTCCAAGGATCAAGCAAATAGTTGCTACTGTAATCATATCAATCCTTCACATTCTGTAACTTATTCCTCAACATCTGTAGCTCACTATTCCTAATAAACTCTCTCAATTCGCCAGTTTCATCAGCTATCCTCAGTGCGTGAATGATAGCGTGAATTTCTTTAGCTGTTAAATTGTGGATAGTTGTCACTTGGCGTTCTCGGTGAGGGCGGCGCATGAAACTCGGTTGCTGCACGCGGTTTCGTTCTCGCATTCAGCGCATGGGAATTTCTCCACCACCTCGCCGGGAGCAGCGGCTTGGGCGCGGAGGGCGAAGCGCGCAACAAGTCTCCGGGCTATGTCGCGGAAATATTCCTGTCCATGTAACGGAACGATCTTGACGAAACCTCCTTGCCGCTGACCATCGTCGCGCTCTGTTTCTGGCCATACGTGATTAGGATAGCTTTCCGGATGCGACGTTTCGTCGTGCAGCCATTGCGCCAATTCCTCGACAATCCCCCCCGCACTCATTGGCATCTGCTGTTTATCAACCATCAATCAATCCCCTAATCTGAGTTGGACTTTCCTTAACAAACAACCATTTACCATCGCCCATGACAACTAGCGTATCTTGGCCTTTCTTGCCAATTTTGAAGCTAGCAATGTAACGAGCATTCAAATGAGTGTCAACTACTCCACCACCATTGATTTCAGTAAGGCGAATAAATTTAAACATTTTTAATTTCTTCCCATGTCATGACAAGTTCTTTAGCTTGAAACGCAGCATCCCATTTTTCTTTAACTACTTCATAAGTCTTTTGACCTAATGCTGCATAGACTTTAAGCATTTGCTCCTCACTTGGAAATGTCAAATAAGTTTCGATACCATTATCATCTACATCATCTTTAGTAAGCTTCTCTCCAACAGCCTTAGCTTCTTTAACCGGCCTAATGGATACATACCAAAAATCTTCAACCTTTGCACAGCCAATGCAAAGCGTTCCTGTACCAAAATGAAGTATGTGAGTTATGCTAATCATTGCACAACCTTCTCCTTCCTCTCCACATTAATCATTGTGTACTTATTCCAACGCGAACTTCTGCGTCTATCACCTTTATCTAAAGTTACCATAACAACAGTAGCAGGGAAGCTAATACTTGCTCTAATTATTTCCTTTACCACTTCCCCACTACCAACAATATCACCGGGCTGAAGATGCTGAGCTTGTACGCGGGTTTTCATAGTTCAAGCTCCTTAATTTTAAAATTACTAAATTTAGTCCAATTGTTACACGGTCTGCAAGTGACACCAATTTCACTATTAAAACAAGGCATAGGCCAGCCAGAATTGACAGTAATCCAATCTGGCCCAAATTCAGCTATCAACCTTTTAAATCTATTATTAATAGGCTTAAGCTCTACCAGCTTTCCTACTTTCACCGTCCATACTCCTTCGCTACTTGCTCAAAGCTCTTACCAAGCTGCCTGATGCCCCTGAGGCTATAGACACCATTCCTACGCACATCAACACCACGATTACGCCAATACCAGCGGAAAGCCTTTACATGGCTATCCTGCTGGCACCAAGCGTCTACAAAAATTTCAGTGGAGGCTATCGCTAGGACTGACATTCACCGCTCCATTCGTTCGCTACAAACGTATTTATATACGTTTTAAATTAGTTGTCAAGCCATTCTTCCCAATCTTCATTACTCATTGGCTCGCTATCTAACTCTAGCTCATAATAACCATCATCAGAATAGACATACAATGGCTCAAATGGATCATATTCGTTTAGGTTACAATCCATTTAAACCTCCATCGAGATAACAATAGACGGCTGACTTACTATTGTCAACCGTCTATTTTAGTTATTTAAGCCTTCATTGCTTCCATGCCTATCCGGTTATCACCCATGACCACCACGACTAGCCGCCAAGCGCAGATATTCGGCGCGCACCCATTCTTCGCTCAAGTCGTGCATCCACTTGACCAAAATCAGCGGGTTGGCCTCAACAACGTTTCCAACAGCGCGGGTAACACCGTGAGCATCGCGGCCAAGCTCCGCGTTCCAAGTAGCGACAAAATTACCGGGCGCGAACCGTTCCGCCGTGGTGGACCATGTCGAAGTGTCGGTCATCTGCGTTCTCCCGTTTCCAATACATACACTTATAAACGGTTCGATTGCTCTTGTCTACTGTTATTTTAAATTATTTTTCAAACCTATCCTTAAGAAACAAATACAGCAAGTGAGCTTGATTGCGGTTTAGTAGCAACATTTGATAGCAATCAAGGCTACTCATTTCAAATAGATATTTTTCATCATTACTGCTTATCTTTAAATCTGTTTCAAACGGGCCATTGTCAAACTTCAATTCTTGCACGCTCATTCTAATCTCCCTCTGTGCCCACATTACTTTTTAAGTTTGCGTATTTCTTTTGCTGAAGCAATAGCCTGATAAGGGCCGTCCCTATTAGCTTGGTCTACCACACTAGCAGCAGCTTCAATAGCCGCATTCCATATTTCTTTTTCATATACGCTAGGAGCTAACACTTCTGCTTGTCTTTTATCAATCTTATTCATAGCATTCACTAGCGGAATATAGCAATCGTGCTTTTGCCAATCCCCTTCAAATTCTTTATCACAGCGCGGGCAATAGTCTTTCATTTCTTCATCGTCCTTATTTCGTAAGCTGCACCATAGCTCTCATACTTGTCACACACGTTAGCAGCTTCTTCAAGTGCGGCGTTGTAAATAGCTTTAGCTGTTGGTGCAAATTCTTCTGCTGGCTTATCTTTTAAACTCATTTTACTTTCCACCCACTTTGATATTTTCCATCATATCTATGATATTTACCAACATTACTTCTAATTTTAGTGTTAGGATTTTTAGAATTAATTAAATAGTTGATGGCCTCTTTTAAATTTCTAATGCTATCTTTAAACATTCCTAATCCTATGTTACAACGTCGGCAAAGCAGTCCTCTTATTCTATTTGTCTCATGACAGTGATCCACCATCACATGCTTTGTTTCTTTAGATAAAAACTGATATTGCTTGTCTGCGTCGCTTAGTGGAAAAGATTCGATTTGTGGAGCGCGTGCAGGATCTTCGTTAAATGTCATTAAGAACTTACCCGCGTTACTTGCACCGCTCAAACGAGTTTCCCACTCACGACGAATAGCTTCACGTTCTTCTTTTTGTGGTATTCCGTTTAAGAAGTTAATGATGAATGAAGGAAATAAACCATTCAAGATATTATTGACGTGGTATAGTCCCATTTGGTAACTCAACTCAACGTAGTTCAACGCTCCGAAGTAGTCTGGCTTTGGATAGTAAACACTTCCCGCACTCATTCCGTGTGCGTAAATAACTTGTCTTGGTTGTTCTTGTGCAATTGAAGGATTGAACGCAGGGATAAACTCTGGCTTTCCTCTTTTGCTTCGTGTGTTCGCCCAATCTTTCGAGTAGAAAACTCCTGTAATATCGTCTTCTTCTTTGTCGTATGCAAGTCTGCAATTCTCAAAAGGAAGGTGATTGATTTGTACCACGCGTGTGAAGTCCATTGACCAAATAACCTCTGCACAAAATGCACCTTGAAGTATTAAGTCGAAAGAAATACCTTGCAATGCGCTATCTAAAATCGTTCCTGTACCTTGTCCCTCAACCATAAACGCTTTTGAGTTAACTAACGCGTTGTGAATTGGTGAATTGTAGTAAAGGTTGATTAAGTATTGCGGATATAAATTGTTATTTCCATAATCAATCCAACCGCTACGATTCTCTTTTTCAACCGCTTCAACAGGTTGGTAAGCTGAAAGATTTATTGCTTGTATATTACTCATTTTAAGAACCTGTATATATTACGTCTACGGGAATCGTAGGCGTTGAAACGTCAAAGTAAATAGTTCCGTTTGAAAGAATCATTGAACCACGTTCAACGAGACCGACAACGGATTCGTCTGTTGGGTCTAAATTGCTCGAGCTGTTTTGTCCGTACACGTCGTACTTGTATTTGCCCGCGTCGGTTAGTCCAACTGTTGTTAAACGTATTTTAGTAACACGTTCATTTTCGTTTATTACGGTCACGACCTGCGCAAGTTGTTCGCCTGTCATTTCGTAAGTTAAGATAAGAAGGTAGTTTGTGAACGCTACATTGAAATACTGGCGTCCTTCGTCTAACGAAAGCCACGCGTATTGATTCGCTGTATTTGTATTCAAATAAACCATTCTATCTCTTTATTTGTTTGTTGAAATTACAGCACAGAGGGACGCTTTGCCCCTCTATGTGTAAAAGTTTTTTGATTAGTCAAGGATTGACAAAGGCGCACCGCTCAACTTGTACGCTCTCTTTGGAGTTTCGTGTACAAATGCAAGTGTGTAACCGTTCATATCACCCAAAGCTGTTCCTGTTCCTGCAGTCGAAGTAGAAAGGTCTGCTCCGTACTCGTAACCAACAGCCCACCAATTGTCGTTTGAATCGTTAACGAAAATGA